GGTTATCAATAATCTTTTTTGCCATGTGGAGGCTTCTATGAAATATTTAGTTTTAAGCAGTGTAATTTTTAGTATTGGTTGTGCAAGTATATCTGATGAAGAAAAACTGTACTCCTCTTTGGACCGCAAATCTGGTCAAGTTTTAGTGTGCCAAGGGCGACATCACGATAATATGACTTGCGGATATATGGATAGCTACCGATTGCAACAAGATATGAACTTTTATTTTAGAAGGTTCTAATGATATCGAAAAGACTTGAAAAGTTGTCTAAGTATGCGGAGTTCGATCTTGATGGTGATGGTATTGTTACTGACGATGAGTTACAAAAGTCCAAAGACATAACAGAACTTGAACTGCGTGAAGAGAAAGCAGACAGTCAAAAGCGTATGGCGTGGGTGGCAATGATTTCGATGATTGCTTACCCACTGCTATCTCTTGTTATACCTGAAGAACGATTAAGTACATGGTCTGCAATGAGTGATATGATTTTTCTAAGTCAGGCGAGTGTGATAGGCTTATATTTTGGTGCAACTGCTTACATGGCAAGGAAGTGATATGTTACAGGCATTGATAGGTCCAGCTACTCAAATCTTAGATAAGTTTATTGAAGACAAAGATCAGAAGATGGCTTTGGCCCACGAGATTGCAACAATGGCAGAGCGTCATGCTCAAGAGCTTGCAAAAGGACAACTTGAAGTCAACAAGACCGAAGCTGCTTCTAAATCTTTATTCGTTGCCGGATGGAGACCCTTCATAGGCTGGACGTGTGGGCTAGGATTCTTAGGTAATTTTATTTTGATACCCTTGGGTAATTTTGGTCTTGCCGTTGCGGAAGTAGATATTGTCATACCTATGATCGATACTTCCCAAATGATGCCCGTCTTGATGGGTATGTTAGGATTGGGTGCTATGCGAACGGTTGAAAAAGTACAAAAGGTCAGTAGAGAAAAATGATAGCGCCTGTAAATAAAACTCCGAAAGCAAAAATTTATTTATCAAATTGGCTAGTCCCAAGAAAGATGGTTGCAATTAATATCGGCCCAATTAGTATTATCAAAAAAGATTGGTATGAAGCTGCCGGAGAAAATACTCGTCAATATATTGAGCGGCACGAAAATATTCATTACATTCAATTTTTACGTAATCCGTGGACGCATTACATTAGATATTTGTTCAATCCTAAATATCGTTTGATGTGTGAGATTGAAGCCTACGCACATAATGTTGTGCATGATAAAACCGCAAAGTCATGGGTAATAAAATTTCTATGTTCAGAGTACGGCCTTCCACATGGTTCTGGTTACGACGAAAAGAAAGTGGGAAAGTTGTTGATGGAAGAAGTGAAAAGAGTGTCGAAGATCAAGGAATTATGAAGACATCAGAAGACGGCATTGAACTGATCAAGCACTTCGAGGGGTGCAGACTGGCAGCCTATAAGTGCTCTGCAAAAGTGTGGACTCTCGGTTGGGGCCATACTAGAGGAGTGAAAGAAGGCGATACTTGCACTCAAGAAGAAGCCGATCAGATGTTGGAAGAGGATCTTGAGGAGTTTGAGATTGCAGTTACCAATGCGGTAAAGCCAGAGGTAGCTTTTGGCTCTTCAGGTAAATCACCATTGAACCAAAATCAGTTTGATGCTTTAGTTTCTTGGACATACAACCTTGGGCCTACTAACTTACACGCTTCTACACTTCTCATCCGTTTAAATGAAGGCAAGTTTGACGAAGCTCCCGATGAGATAAGGAGATGGAACCGTGCTGGTGGTAAGGTTGTTGCTGGTTTAGTTAGACGTAGAGAGGCAGAAGCACTCATGTTTGAAGGCAAGACAAGTTGGAAAAGTGCTTGATGTAGAACTGAAAGATTTTGACATATTGAGTCTTGCAGAAAAGCAAGAAGCGGTTGCGCTCTTAAATAAATATGATCAGCTCGAAAAACAAAATCAGTGTCAAAATGACTTTTTGACTTTTGTAAAATCTCAATGGCCTGATTTTGTAGAAGGGCGACATCACAAAATTATTGCAGAAAAATTTAACAAAATAGCCCAAGGTAAGCTGAAGCGTTTGATTGTTTGTTTGCCTCCAAGACATACAAAATCTGAGTTTGCATCTACTTTTTTCCCTGCGTGGATGATGGGGTTGAAAGGCAATCTTAAAATCATACAGACAACCCATACCGCTGAACTTGCTGTTCGCTTTGGTAGAAGAGTGCGGAATATCATCGATAGCAGTGAGTATCAAGAAGTCTTTCCAGATATGGCATTGCAAGCTGATAATAAATCGGCAGGTCGATGGACAACGAATCAGGGTGGAGAGAGTTTCTATGCAGGTGTTGGTGGAGCCATCACAGGTCGTGGTGCCGACCTGTTAATTATTGATGATCCTGTAAGTGAGCAAGACGCTCTCAGTCCAACCTCGATGGATGCAGTGTACGAGTGGTACACCTCCGGTCCTCGACAACGATTACAACCTGGAGGAATCATTGTCATCGTAATGACTCGATGGAGCACCAAGGATCTTGTAGGTAAAGTGCTGAAAAAAATGAGTGATACACATGCAGACAAATGGGATCTTGTAGAGTTTCCGGCAATCATGCCAGAAAGTGATGAACCCCTCTGGCCTGAGTATTGGAAGAAAGAAGAACTGCTTTCGGTCAAAGCATCGCTTCCTATTTCAAAATGGAATAGTCAATGGATGCAAAATCCTACAGCGGAGGCAGGTTCTATTGTAAAACGTGAGTGGTGGAATTTGTGGGAGAAAGATGTGCCATCTTACAGCTATGTCATACAAAGTTATGATACTGCTTTCTCCAAAAAAGAAACCGCTGACTATTCTGCAATTACTACATGGGCTGTTTTTACTTACAACGAATCTGAGATGATTATACTTCTTGATGCAAAAAGATTGCGTCTTGACTTTCCAGAGCTGAAAAAAATGGCGTGGGACGAGTATAAATATTGGGAACCAGACTGTGTGTTGATTGAGGCAAAAGCTAGTGGAACTCCTCTTACTCAAGAGCTTCGCAGGATGGGGATTCCCGTGACTTCTTACACACCCAGTAGGGGTCAGGACAAAATTGCTAGGATGAACTCTGTTGCTCCCATTTTTGAAAGCGGTATGGTATGGTGTCCAGAGGAACCGTTTGCTGAAGAAGTGGTTGAAGAAATGGCTTCGTTCCCTTATGGTGATCACGATGACTTTTGCGATAGCGCAACGATGGCATTGATGCGTTTTCGGCAGGGTGGTTTTTTATCGTTAGATGATGATTACAAAAGTGAGATGGAGCCACTACGGAAAAATAGGACGGTATATTACTGATGGTAATTGAACGAAAAGAACAACAGTTAGGCACAGCCGATAATCCAGATGTCATTCCTTTGGGTAATGAAGTTGAAATTATTCCAGAACCAACTCGTGCAGAAGAAATACGCAACGCTGCAGAAATACTTATCAATGAAGAAGAAATACTCATTGATCCGCAGGAAGATGTTGCGCCCCCACCTTTGAGTTTTGATGCAAACCTTGCAGATGCAATGGATGAAAATGAACTTAGCAAGATTGCCTCTGACGTTTTGTCATCAATTAAATCCGACAAAGAGTCAAGAAGCGAGTGGGAGAAAACCTATACGGATGGCTTGAAATATCTTGGTATGCGCTTTGATGAAGCAAGATCAAGTCCTTTTCAGGGTTCTACAGGTGTGATTCATCCAATACTTGCTGAAGCTGTTACACAGTTTCAAGCGCAAGCCTACAAAGAATTATTACCTCCAAAGGGTCCGGTAAAGACAGAAATTGTGGGCGCTAGAACTCCAGAAGTCGAACAACAAGCGGATCGTGTCCAAGAGTTTATGAATTTTTACATTATGAATGTGATGGAGGAGTACGATCCAGAGTTAGATATGCTTCTGTTTTATTTGCCTCTTGCTGGCTCTGCTTTCAAAAAAGTGTATTTTGATGTCGCCAAAAACAAAGCGATGAGTAAGTTTATTGAGCCACAAGACTTAATCGTACCCTATGAAGCGGCTGATTTATTCAATGCAGAGCGTGTTACTCATGTTCTATCAATGAGCAAGAATGAAATCCGTAAGCAACAACTATCTGGTTTCTATTCAGATATTGAGTTGACGGGTGGATCGTACATGATCACAAGAGATGATATTGAAGAGCAGATTGATGAGATAGAGGGTCAATCACCTTCCTATCGTGAGGATCGGGATCACACGGTTTATGAGGTTCATACGATTTTAGACATTGCTGGTTTTGAAGATACGGATGCCTCTGGCGAACCAAGTGGCCTTAAACTTCCCTATATTGTTACGATTGATGAACCATCCCAAAAAGTTTTGAGTTTGAGGAGAAACTATCTTGAATCCGATCCGACAAAACAAAAGATCAATTATTTTGTGCAGTACAAGTTTTTACCGGGTCTTGGGTTTTATGGTCTAGGTCTTTCGCACATGATTGGTGGACTTGCAAAAGCTAGCACCAGTGTATTACGCCAGTTGATTGATGCAGGAACTCTTGCGAATCTCCCGGCTGGTTTTAAAGCTCGTGGTATGCGGATACGAGATGAGGATGACCCATTGCAACCCGGTGAGTTCAGAGACATTGATACCACAGGAGCATCATTGCGTGAGAACTTAATTCCGCTTCCGATTAAAGAGCCATCCTCTGTACTATTCAATCTTTTGGGACTGATGGTAGACGCTGGAAAAAGATTCGCTTCGATAGCAGATACAAATGTCGGTGATGTGAATCAGGCCATGCCCGTGGGAACGACGGTTGCTCTTTTGGAGCGTGGCACCAAAGTGATGTCAGCAATTCACAAAAGACTGCATTATTCACAAAAGCTAGAGTTTAATTTATTGGCAAGAGTTTTTTCTGAATATCTGCCACCAAGCTATCCCTATCTTACCGGCACGGGTCCACAAGAAATTAAGCTGCAGGACTTTGATGGTCGAGTAGACATCTTTCCTGTCTCTGATCCGAACATATTTAGTCAGAGCCAAAGAATTACGATGGCCCAAGAACTTTTGACGATGGTGCAGAGTAATCCTGAAATACATGGACCACAAGGAATTTATGAAGCGTACCGTAGGATGTATGCTGCCTTGGGGGTGGATGATGTCGATGCCTTGTTGCAACCACCACCACCTCCACCGCCACCGCCACCCCCTGTCGATGCAGGTCTGGAAAATAGTGCAATGTTAGCTGGACAGCCAGCTCAGGCGTTCCCACAACAGAATCATCAGGCGCATGTGGATGCACATAGGTCTTTGTTTTTGACAGAAATCATTAAGACCAATCCTCCTCTGCAAGGATTAATTATTGGACACATGATGCAACATCTTCAGTTTTTGGCGAATCAGTTGGCAGAGCAACAACTTCCTCCTGAAATACAACAACAACAAGTGCAACTTCAACAGTTGCAACAGACAGGGCAAGTGCCACCAGAGGAATTACAGCCTTTGATGCAACAGATACAAACCTCGATAGAGCAGGTAAGTTCACCCATTTTGGCACAGCTCACTCAGGATTTGTTGTTGAGCATAGGTCAAGGTAATGAAGAAGATCCTTTAGTTAAAATACGTCAACAAGAATTAGACTTACGAAAAGAGGAATTACAAGCGGACAAAGATCAGTTTGCCGAAAGAGAAAAAACAAGACGGCAAGATCAGTTGCTTGAAAGCGAAATTGCAAAACAGAGAATTGACACAACAAAAGAAGTTGCCGATGACAAATTAGCTCTGGCACTCACTCGTTTGCAACAACAAGCTGATCTCAAACTACAAGAAATGAGTGCAAAATTTGGAGGGATACAATGACAACGAGTTTTATATTGGCAGCCCAGAAAGAGTTCAAAAAAATAAAAAAACTCACACGAGAAGCAGAACAAGCAAAGATGGCTGCAGAGTCTGAAACAAAAGCCCAAGCGCATGTAGAAAACATGAAACGCATTGAGCAAAAGTTAGCGCGAATATCTGGTGTAGAAATACCTGAAGAAAAACCGAAGGAGGTTAAAGATGCCACTAAAAAAAGGCAAAGGACAAAAAGCAATCAACAGCAACATAAAAACCCTAAAAAAAGAAGGAAAGCCACAAAAGCAAGCAGTGGCAATAGCGCTTCAAACAGCTAAATCCATGAAAATGGGTGGACCTGTTGAACGGGTAAAGAAAACGGTACGAGGTGGTGGAGCTGCTACCAAGGGGCTTAACTTCTATGATATTCCGTTATGAGTGAGGTTGATCTGGCAGATTCTTTGAAACGGGTAATCGAAGAAAGACGAGAGATGATCGCAAACACTATGATGGATGGTTTGCTAAAAGATATAGAACATTATAAAAGTTTGCAAGGTTCGCTAAATGCGTTATTATTGGTAGATATGGCGATTAAAGATTATTTTAAGGAGAACAAATTTTGAGCCAATCTGCTGTCGATGCGCTTCCCCAACCAACAGGTTGGAGGATGTTAGTGTTACCTTATGCGATGAAAAGTGAAACGAAGGGAGGTATTGCTCTTACTCGTGAAACTGTAGATCGAGAAGCATTAGCCACAGTAATAGCGAAAGTTGTCCGTATGGGTCCGTTGTGCTATAACGATACCGACAAATACGGTACACAATC